CTACCACCTATATAAATTTCCCCATCATTGTTCCAACTTTGGTTATATGATGATGATGCGGCTATATCAGTTGTCATCGTAGATTTAGAATATAAATTTATTTTACTTCTGCTAGCATCATATTTACTTACATGCAGTTCAAATGATTGAGATACATTTGGATTATCACTTCCAGAAGTTCTTCTAACCATTACAGAAAAGAAATCTTTATCATATACAGGAAAGTTAGACGATGACATTTCCTTTAATCCATCAGAACCACTAATTTGAAAGGAAACGTAGCCGTAGTTATCTATTGAATTATTATCTTTTAGTCTAATGAAAAAACTGGAAGATACATTAGGGCTAGTTGGAGCCTTTTCAACTAATATTTGATTTGAACCCGTAGGAGTTCTGAATCTAAATTCTATAGTATCAGGCTTTCTTCCCGTTGAAGAGTCGTCAACCCAAGGAGTTTTAACAAATTGAGCACCTCTAAAATCTAAAGCCTTTGTAAATTTTCTTCCAATTTCAAACTGAGGAGAAGCATTATCCGGCAAATCAGGTCCACCATATTCCTTTACCCTCAAAATAGTTGATGGTATACCATATGCACTTATCAAACCTTTAATAGCTCTAACACTTCCTTTATTCTTTAAGTAGTATGGCATGTTATTAACAATACGACTCATTATTTCTCTCGAAACATCCCTTTCCGGAACACTTGACAAGTTTGAAAATGAAGAACCAGTAACCTCTTTACCCAATGCAAATCTAGCAAGAGAAATTGTATCTTTACCATCATTCAATTGCCATCCTAATGATTTAGCAACACTCATAAATAATTCTTTAGACATACCTTCTGTTAACTTCTCTCTTCTGTCGTGTATATCACCCATAGCTTTGATATAAATCCATATATTATCAAAATGGTGAGCTACCATATTTACTAAATCTACATAGGTTTTATTAGCTGGATCAAATTTTATATGCTGTGGTATGATACTACTTAGCTTATTAAAGCTATTTTCATCATATAAAGAGCCGCTTTTATGTTGTGTATTATACCAAGCAGTTGCTTGTGATGATGTGGTATGTGCTAAGACATACTCATCTCCTACGGTTCCTGTTCCGGAAACTTTTGGATATGCGTTACTAAAGAACTCTCCAAGAGAACTTGAAACATACGATGATGATTCAAAATACATATACTTTTCAAATCCATCAAAATTATTTTTTAATTCATCAATAGATGATAAAGCTAATTTAACATCAGCTGTAGACCCACTAACTCCATTGTAAGATGAACTTATTGCAGTATACCTTTCGATTTCTGTTAATTTATATTTAAAATTCTGAATCCTCTTTGTTACTGAACTAAAATTTATAAAATTCTTAAAATTGCTATAGTCTACATTTATTTCAACACTATCCATACTCTGACTTAAAAATTCATCTCTTAATAAACCTGATACAGTTGTATCTTCGCTTAGAATTTCAGTCTGACTTACATAATCGGTAGTTCTTCTTTGTATAGGACTTTCAGCATTCATCATATCCGGAGACTTTAAAACTACATCGCCAATTTCCGTATCAACAAAATCTATAATTTCAATATCTTCTTCAATAACATCAGCCATTTCTTTGACAACAACGACCTCATCTAATCTTTCAATATCAGTTGGTAATGGTTCATATAACTTATAAACAACTGAATATGGATACGGCATTGTTACAAAATCTTTTTTGAAATTGGTAGTTAAAAGCATCCTATTTCCAAATTTTAGATAAGTTCTCATATCATATGGATTATATACAAGATAAGAAACTGAAAAGTTTGAAAAATTTATTGGATTGCTGTCCTCTTCATAATCAGTAACATTTTCATTTGTATTAATTAATTCTCTACCAGCATTATTCCAATGCTTGTCTACCATTACTTGAGTTCCTTCTTGCTGAACTTGAACTATATTAGCTTCATAATCTGCGTATATTGGTAAGTTTGTTTCTTGTGAATTTAATGTAAAATCCATAAATAAATTATCAACCCACGATATTCCATATGAGTTATCTATAGTCAATCCTTTCGCAGTATCCCAAGCATTATCTCCTCTTATCTGTAAGAAAAATTCAGCAGTTGTAAACCAATCAGATGGTATATCCATCTCCACCTCTACTGTATTCCACCCACCAGCATTTGGAGCATATGCAGGTTCACTTATAGTTTTATAAACATAGCTTATCGCAACATTATCTCTTGAACTCCAAACAGCTGCTTGTCCGTCCCAAATCCATTGTTCTCCTACACTCAAAGCTCCATCTTTAGTCGGATTTAAATCATAACTAAATTCACTACTACCATCATCATATAATGCAAATTGATTATAATTATCAGCGCCTGGATTTCTACTACCAAATACTATTTCTTCACCTGTAGTCCCCTTAACACCAGCATTGTAAAACACATCCTGTAAAGACAATGTTTTATCAACACCATCTTTTGTATCATTCTTTGAAAAATATACTTGATCTCCTACTATACCAATATATTTTGAACTAAATCCTGAATTCTTAGCAAATGCAACTTCATATTCTGCTGGAATATCTGAAGAAAATCCTTCTGCAAAAGGTTTTGGATCTTGAGCAAAGAAACTATCTTCATCAGATGAAGCTTCATAGTAATCTCCATCTCCATCATCCATTCTGTAATATAATCCGGTGCCAGATATTGTAAAGTAATGTTTAATTTGGTTATCTTTTTTAAACCAAGTCTCAAACTTACCATCGCCTTCATTTAATCTATTATTAAAGCCTTCATCAAGATCTATCCAATAATTTACACCTCTATTTACCTCATTTATATCATCAAAATTGTCTTTAAATTTTCTTGCAATAAACATTCTATTTTGATCTTCGGTGCCAGTTCCATTACTATAGAATATTATAAAACGTTCTGACCAAACACCATTACTGCTACCCGGTTTCCTAACTCTAGAAACACTCTGTATAAATCCATATCTAAAAATATCATCAAATAAGGAAACTGTAGAAGCTTGTCCGTCTACTACTTGAGTTATAGTTTCATTTCTAACTACAGGAAAGTAATCTTCAAATTTATGTAATACTAATTTATTTGAATTTACTGTAAATTCAGGCTCTTTAACTTCCCAAATTAAATCATCCTTAAATAGTAGAGCACCATCTCCATCTGTTGTTCCTGTTTGCCAACCTAAATTTTGGCCTTGATTATTTATCCTTTGATACTTAGGCTGTCCAGCATTTTCTGTTTGATACGGATGACCATTAACAACATTCTCTCCAGAATACTGAACACTACTGACAGTCCCATCAGGAGCACTAGGACTATTTGCTGCACCTTTTGTTACCCATTGAGCACCTGACCATTCCCATTCACCATCTTCGCTTAACGTTCCCTTTTTCCAATATGGGTCTTTTGCAATATTTGGAAGCCATCCCCATTTTCGAGGAATAATAGTTGTTCCTGCATTGACTCTTGGCATTATGATTCCGATTACCCAAGCTCCCTCTCCACCAAAATCTGCTGTAGTTTGACCTACTTCTCCGGAGAATGCTGTTACACCAAAATGCGTTATGAGTTCTTCTTCTGTTTCTGGAGGTTTACTTTCTACATTTGATGCATTAGAATCATTATTTTCTAAATAACCTTCAGGTATATTTGTCGGCTTTGTTTCTGCTGGTGGTGGTGCAAATGGATTAAAATATCCATCTGGTGGAGAAATTGGCTCAGGCTCAATAAATCTTTCTGTGGGATATTTTAATTGAACATTAACCCCTTTTCCAGCTACACTACTCTTTAAATCTAATCTAAAATTTATTGTATCGCCTATTCCAGCACCAAAATTAATCAATGATGGCATAGTTTGTCCAATCTGCATAAGTCTATGACCACTAGCACCATCCCAAGCTTCAAAGTCTTGATATAAATTATTTTGATCTATGAATTTTATGCAATTACCACCACTATTGCCTTCACCCTTTACAATTTTTGCGTGATATCCAATAGCACTACTTCCAGCATGAGGTTCACCATAATTAAAATATCCAGTAGTCCAATCATCTAATACAATAGCATCGCTGTGTAGACTACTATCCCAACCAACATTTATAGTAGCGGGAGTTCCTGTGTTTGTATCTATTGTAACATTTTCTAATTCTGCATTTTTTATTGCATTTAAATTTGTGCGAACTTTACTATTTTGATAACCTGTAAGATAAGCATTTGGAAGTTTAATAGTTCCACCTACCATATTTTCTGTGAATATAAACCCACCATCCGTTGGAGTAATTCTTATTATTTGAGAGTTATCATATTCAATTTTTGTTTCGGGAGGACTTAGTGCACTTGCGCCTGGTCCAGGAGGTCCTATTACCTCATATCCTTTAAACCCTATCTCAGCATCTATGTTTTCTGTTCTAATAGATTCCTGTAATTTTAAAAAATCTGTTTGATAGTTATATCCACCCAAAGAACTATCTGAAATATTCTTAGCCGATAACCTAACTTCTTTTCTTGTTGGAGAAATTGTTTCAATTTTATACTTATAATCTTCTATTAATAGTTGTTCAGCCGCATCTGGATTTTTTTCATATTCTGCTTTATTCTTATTGAATATCTTACCTTCATCATTTACATATATATTTTCCGGAGCAGGAAATTGTGCAATTGGATATATCTCATTTTCAAATCCATTTTTAGTTCTGAGTAAAACAGGATCTTCTTTACCAGCTAAATTTCTTACAAATCTATATCTAATTTTAAATTTACCAGTTTCGTAACCAAATAATTTTAGGTGAGATGATGGACTTAATTTTATGAAATTTTCATTTATACCTTCAATAGCATCATACTTTACTATGTCTCTATATTCAATTAAGTTGCCAGCTTCATCCAATAGTTCTACAAGAACATAATCTCTATCTGCATTACCACCTTCACCCCAATATCCATTTTCATAAGGTTTATCTCCAATCTTTTTGGTAATGCCACGAAGTAATCGTTGTTTATCTATATCATTTAGTTGGCTTGACATTATAACTCCCTTAACTCTCTATCGATAATACCATTAATCTCATCAGTATCTTTTAATTGTTCAACTGTCCTACTGACATAAAGAACTGTGCTTGCATCCTCATATAATTCGCCTGTATAAGGATTTTCAAACGCTTGAATTACTCCGTTTTTATCTCTAGTCAAAAGACTACCATCATAAGCAGAACCTGAAATCTCCATTCTGTTCATCATCACTTCTCTTTTTACTAAATATTCTTGTTCATCAGCGTTAGCTAAATTTTGATAAAAGGCTAAATCTTCAAGTTCTTTTTTTGTATATGGCATTTTTACCTCACAACTTTAAATGTAAAATTATCATCAAAATATTGAATAGTTTCTTCTGATGTTCCACTACCGCTGACTACTTTAAATTCAAACTTATAAAATCTTTCTGCCTGAAAAGCATCTAGCCACACATTAAAATAGTTACCTTTAGAGTCACAGCTTACAAGTGAGCCTGTTCCAAATGGAACAATAACATCAGCAGTATCATCGTCTATTATAGAGTAGTAAACTCCATCGCCTCCGATATTTTCTACGCTTCCACTTGGTAAATACTTTGATGTCAAATAAGCTGAAGAAGTATTTGAATAAGACTTAGTAGGATATCTTCCTCTACCACTAACTCTAAACTTAATTTTAGATTTCTCTTTATAGCTATCCCTCATATTCTTCATATAAAAAACCAAATCATCTAACTCGTCGCTATCTAAAGCACTTAAACTACCAGTAGACCATTTAGTATCAAACCACTCCACTTCTAATTTTGGCGGATAGATTGTATTTGTTTGTCGTGAGAAGAATGAAAAATTACCATATTTTTTCTTATTTCCCTCTTCGCCTGAGCCAGATATAAACGCATCTGCTTCAGCCGCACCATTACCTAAACTTCCACTTCTTTTAATAATAAATCCTTCATTAGCATAAGTTCCATCAAGCCATTTATTTATAATAGGAGTAACATCCATCCTCATATCTTGTGAACCATAACTAAATGATTGTGAACCATATACATTAGTATGAAAAGTTCCACCCTGCGCAACAGAACCTGATAAACTAGCAGAAGCTTCTAACCACCAATCTGCGGTGTCTGCGCTAGTTCTGTAATTCCAACTTGCACCCTCTGTTGTTCCAGGACTATCAAATCTAAACCCTTCTCCGACATCCCAACTTTGACTTACTGGATAAGCCCATAATGATTGACTAATAGATAAATCAGTTGGATTAGCATCATAAAGATTTAAATAATATTTTGGGTTTGTAATTAATCCTCTGACTATAGATGATGAAATATAAGCCAAATCAAATTTCATAAGTATTCGAGAAACTTTAGTTTTAACTCCGCTATCATCAACATCTTTTCTTATTTCTAATATCTCATCTAAGCCAGTATTCATACTTCCCGAAGCTGAATATAATGTTGTATCCGATTCTGGATAAATAAAGTAATGCATTATTAACCTCCCGCTGAATCGCCAACTACTTTACCTTCAATATCAGTAGTTGGAAATTTTAGTTGAAAACAACTTGGGTCCATAGACGGATAAATAACTCCTTCCTTAGTAGCCGTTTTTATGTCATACAAGTTACCAGAGTAACCAGCAGATGTAGCAAATTTGTTTACGATTGTAACCGGTGGTCTGTCATTAGTGCTTGAAAAAGGATCTGTATCTTCAGGCGGAACGACTGCTGAAACTCCATCAACCAGCGATATCTGATAAGCTAAGTCTGCCAATACTATAGGCTGTCCAATTTGCCACTTATCAATATCAAAAAATTCCTTAACTCTTTCAATAGCCTGTAGAACAACTTGTTCTTTATTATATCCTGACTTTGCAAGTATATTGAATTTAACTCCTATATTAATAACATAAGCATCCTTTATATTTACAGCATCGGTAATCATTCTGAACTGAGTTAGATAGGTTTGTATATTTGATTTAACTGCTTGATTTACAGATGTTAAACTTTTGTTGGCATCATAACCTAAAATATACATATTAAGTGCCAATGGATTTTCAATTCTTTTAGCAGCTACTCCTGTGTTTCCTATTGTTCCGGCAGAAGGATCAATTTGTGAGTCTTGCACTATATAAGCCTTTGCTATATTACCATACTTAGGTGGCATAGCATACACTCTTGTTATGTAATCAGCTTTAGTGACTGCTCTTTGTTGTGTTTGAAAGTAAGCTAAAGTATTCTGTTTAACTTCAATTACGCTTTCAGCACCCTTACCACCAGATGTAGGATCGGGATTAGTAACAGCTAAAGAATTTTTTGATGTAGTAACTAGTCCAGCATTTAATCCAGTTTCATCAAGCGTAAGATTAAAAGAAGTTAGACTTTGTATAGAATTTGCTGGAACATTATGATTTACACCACCTCCGTATCTATAAGTTATAGTTAATGTAGTATTGGATGGTGCCTGACCATAAGTCTTTGTATTTAAAAAGTTAGATGGATCAAATGAAGTATTCAGATATGATGGCGATCCGGGCAAACTAGATCCTACATTATTTGGATTAGGAACTATCTCTTCATCAGGAGAATCTGATATACCAGCCCCAAAACGAATCTCAGTTCTATTATCAGTAGCTACAAATGTTACAAATCTTCTAGAAGTTTTTAGTAACTTCATTAAATAAGGTGCTTGGTCAGCGTAAGAAGATAGTTCGGGATCATTAAGTTCTGTATTTTCCATATCTTGAAATACGGTGTCTTGTGCTAAAAAATCAACTTCATACCAATCATTACCATCATCATCCTTACAAGAAATAACTTCAGTAACTCCGGCATTGGCTAATTTAATTCTAGAATATTTTTCAGCAGCATTGAAACTAAAAAATTCTGTAACTGTATTTCCACTTTCTATTTTTACTGATTTTTTAAGTAAATATGTAGTGGGAACATTGTTAGCACTTTCGTATACAGAAGTTTCCATTGGATCGTAAGAGCTAGAAAATTTAAAATTAATATCCTCTACTGTTCTAAAATTTATTCCCGTATTAGATCCCATAGTTCCACCAGCATTGACTTTTACAGCATATCTTAAATCAGGCTTTACTGTATAGTTTGCTCCTGTTCCCGATGATATAGCAGGCACTGTTTGAAATACTTCTACTATACCTGAAGATGGAGAAGCTACCTTTGGTTTATATCCAAATGATTGTGCCATATTGTATACGGTTTTCTTTTCTTCAGCAAAAGCCAATAAACTTTCTTTAAATTGATTATCTATATAGTATGATAAAACATCTCCTACATAAGATGCCATTTCTATAAACATCATTCCAGGAGATGATTCGTTAAAGTCATTATATGTATTTGGAAAATAAACTTTAGCAAATTCAATTAGATTAGCTTTAAATGAAGAAAAGTCTTTATTTAAATATCTAACTTCTTTTACTGATTTTTTAGAAACTGAATAAGGCATTTATTATCTCCGTTAAAAGTCGTAGAATGGATTTACTTCAAAATCGTTAACATCTTCGTATTCTCCTGTATCTTCATTCAATACAGTGGTTTCAGTAACTCCATCACCTACGCTCAAATCACCCTTTTTTAGATTTAAATCTAATTGAGCAACTTTTTGATCTACATTTATTGTGAATTTCATACTAACATTAACAGCATTTTCTAATTCACCGCTTGTAGTTACATCAATTGATTGTATATTTACATATGGTAGCCATTCACCCATAGATTCTCTTATGGCTTCCTCTATACTACTTGCAATATTTCCATCATCTGGCTCAAATAAAACTCTGTATAAGTTACTTCCAAATGTAGGATTTCCTAATCGCTCACCCTTTATAGTTAGTAAAAGGTTTCTAATATTAGAACGAGCTTGATCTAATGTTGTTTTTGTTTTTGCAAAAAATCCTTGATCTCCGTGACTTAAAGGTAGGGATACACCTATAAATACATTAGGATCTAAATCTTTTTCAAGTGTTGACATTATATCTTACCATCTTTTTTATCTAAAGCTTTCATCACACCCCTATAATCTTTTGTTAAATCGCCCATTACATCTTGAACCGCTTTATTTGATGTATCAGCGCCTGCTGCTTGTGCTGTTTGTATAGCTGACAATTTTCTTTTTTCTTCAGCACTACCTAACATACCACCATAACCCATAGCCTGTGCCATCTTTGAACTATCAAATGTTCCACCACCCATTGATGGATATTCATCGGTTTCACCACCATTAGCGGTTTCATTCAAAATA